TAGTACGAATAACTTCACGATTGATTTCAGCAAGAATCTCAGTAGAAAGAATGTTGCTCAATTCGCCTTCAGCGTCAAGACCATGAACTGATTTCATATCTTGTGCTAGTTCGATTGAGTATTCTGCTTTCAATGCACGAGTCTTAGCAGTAACAGAAGTCTTTTCGATAGAGAATGCCATTTGACCGAATGAACCATCACCAACACCACCTTGACCTAGACGTTCACCATCAGAAGTAGCAAGACCAGTACCAGTTGTGTAAGAGGTATGTGGATCAGTGCTAGCAGAAGCAGAGTGAGTGCCAGTACCAGAGAAGTCAGTATCAGCTTCGTTGAATAGAGCTTCAGTGCCACTCATTGTGCTGTAGCGTGACTTCATTGCGAAGATCAAGCCAGTTGGCTGAGTCATTGGTTGAACACCAGCAACATCATAAGCGATAAGTTGTGGCATTGCACGACGAACCAAGCTGATCAATACTGGATCAAACTTAGCCATACCGCCTGTGTCTGGATATGCACCAACAGCATTAGTTGGAGCAGTTTCGTACAATTCGCCCATGGCTTCTGCGCCACGACGTAATTCACGTTCTTGGTTTTCTAAAAGAACAGCTGTAACTTCTTTAATGTAGTTGTTCTTGATTGGAGTAGAACCTTCGTGTTCAAGAATTGGGTTCCACTTTTTAACTAAATCTTGGCGATTTTGTTGCATTTTATTTTCCTTTATTTATTTTTGTTGAGTGCTGATAGATAAGCTGACATAGTTGGATCAAATTTCTTTGATGTTTCTTCTGTCAAGTTTTCTACTGGAGCATCGCTAACTACAGATTTAACACCTGAAGTAGTCTTTGTTGTGAAATAATTTTCACGGATAGTCTTAACTTTTGTCTCAAAAGATTCAGCATCTTCGTAAGATAATTCTTCAACAAGATTATTGAACTTCTCAGTTTCAGTATCTGTCAAACCATTACTTACTGTCTTAACGATATCGCTACGCTTTTGTTCTGCGATGGTTTTGTTCATCTCAACATTAGCTGCTAGTTGTTCATTAAGTTTTGCTTCTAGTTCTTCGATCTTAGATTCCATTTCGCCTAACACGTCAAGACGTTCTTCTGGAATGTCAATATAGTGTTCTTCGAATAAACCTTTCAATCCGCCAATAAATCCTTCGAGAATTTCTGACTTCATACCACGTTCAAGGGCAATTTCATTCTGTGCAATCCACTGCTCGGCAATATAACCGAGATATCCATCAACCTGTTCAACAAGTCCCTCTGTATTCTGTGCTACTTGCTCTGCAAGTTTAGCTTCGAATTCTTCTTCGATACGAGCAACTTCTTCTTTTACACGAGCCATAACTGCTGCTTCGTAAATAGTAGTTGCTTTCTCTTTAAATTCTTCTGATAGTTCTTCACCATTAAATAGTGCTTCCATATCTTCTTTAACTTTACCCATAACTGATTGGTCGCCAGCTGCAGCTTTTGCAGTAGCAGCATTAGGCTTTTTAGAAGTACTACCTTCTGCTTCTTTTTCATCAGTAACATTGTTTTTATCATTGTCTGGGTTAGGTGTTTCACCACCATTTGGCACAGCGTTACCTTGACGGATAACAGACTGGTCACCATTTGCTTCGTCTAACTCTTCATGAAGTTTAGCCTTTTTAGATTCGGCTAATAGTTCTGCAATTTTTTGTTCGATTGACATCGTTTTCTCCTATAACTGGATAGTTCTATTGAATTATTTATAAATTATCTGATTTTACTCAGGAAACTTTGGAAAGCACGTACTTTGGCTTCCTCTAAATTACGAGATGAAGTTTTCTTGATTAGAGATTTAACTTCTTCTATATGTCTTTCCACGTACTTTCCATCAACAAATATCCACTCTTTATTTTCCATGATACCTCTAACGAATGCATCAGGTGCGGAAGGATCAGCAACAATATCAGCTGCAGTAGACAGCATGAAATCATCTTGAACGATTTGAACACCTTCGTTATTTGCTTTCAAAGAACCAAGTGCTCGACTAGATACTCCAAGGTTTGCTCCGCCATCTAATAGACCACGTGCAATTTGTCCCATTGGTGTTTCTAGAATTTTCGCTCTGCCGATATAGTTAGTGCCTTCTTTACGTAATGATGTAATCAAGTGAGATACACGATCAAGATTAATTGATGGTGTTTCTGGATGACCTAACTCACCATAAGCACGATTTTTTTCAACATACTCTTTCATATAACGACCGACTTCGTTATCCATAATTCCTTCTGGATACATGCGACCATTACGATTCTTTAATTCTGATTGAAGGAATACACCTTCAATAAAATATTCTTTACCTTTACCTAGCTTTGATTCAACAACAAAGCTAGTTTGATCGAAGACTTCTCTAATTAGTTTCATTGTTATACCTTATCTGGAGAACCACTTACTGTGGTTGATGCACCAATACGAGTTGGATCATCATAAGCACCGTAAACAACTTCTTCAACCTTAGTAGCGTATCCACCAACTTTACGTATTTTTAACCAGCACTCTGCTTGTGCACCTGATACTGTTACAACGATATCACTTGTGCTTCCGATAGTATCTGGAACCATACTTTGACCACCGAATTCTAAAGTACCTGCAGCATCAGCTTGTAATGTCATAACAACCACTGAGTTACGAGCAATGCTAATAATACCACCAGCAGCACCAGTCCATGTCACACCAATAATGTTAGCAGTTTGCGTACCACCCTCTAATGCTTGGGTCGTTGCAAGTAAATCTGTAGCAAGTGTAATAGTTGCAGCTGCGGCAGTTCCAGCAACCTTTACAATACTTTCTTGGTTTGTGTTCTTAAGAACAGTTTTTACGACTGCCATATCTTATTCCTCTATTTGTTTAAGCACATGAAAGAAATGTTCTTTACTTTCTCTCATATACTCAATAATATCTGTTTGATCTTGTAATAAGTTATTTAGGAACGATTGGGTACGCTCACTAATTGCTACAATTGAATCGTCATTTAACACATAGTGTAATTTATTCTCAACCAAGCTATCAAGTTTATTAAGTTTTCTAATCTCTTGAACAACTGGGTCTACAGTAAAAATTTTAGAAGAAGCAAGACTAATGTAATTTTCTATTAATGTATCTGTAACTTTAACATCGTGATATTCTTTGATGATATGTGCTACTGTATTATCCGATAAATTTTCGTATAAGTCTTTTGATACTTCTTGTTCTAATTGTTTTGCAATATGCTCTTCTTTGATGTGGCGTCTTGCTTCTTCTAAACTCTTAAACTCTGTCTCATTACCATTCACTAAAACTAATCCATCTTCAGTCTTTTCAATTAACTGAAGATAGCAGCGAATGCTTTCTACAACATTCGCCTTCTTTATAGATTTAGTGAACTGGTGATATTTCATTATTCTTCTGAAACTTCTTCTGGAGCAACTTCAGTCTTAAACATACTTTGTGCTACGTTCATTCTCATGTCATCTAATCTAGCAGACACATGTTGTGCCATTGCTGCAGAGAATGCATTCTCAGTCTCAAGTGCATCGCCAGCAGCGATAGCATTCACTAATGTATTAATTGTTTCACTCATTCAATTCTCCTATGTTATTTCTTTGCAGCAGGTTTTTCTTTCTGCTGCTCTTCTTCAGGTGGAGGTATCATATTCTGTTGCATATAATTATTAGCAGCAGTCTGTTGCATACCCTGTTGCATACCTTCTTGCTCAGCATTAGACATATGAAGTTGTTCTTCATCGCCAATTTGCTTTTCAATCTCTTCGATCTGTTCATCATCAAGACGAAGAATATTTTTACGAACCCATTGCATCGAGTAGTATTTACCAACAAATGGATCAACCTGTTGTAAAGTTGCCATACGTTGTAGTAAAATCTCAGAGTCTTTTAGTTCGCTATAGTGATTATCTTCTAAGAAATCATACTTTAGATTATGGGCAATATCTTCCCACTCATCTTCTCTAATAATATTCTTAGCAATTAACTGCACACGAAGTGCGTTTGAAATTAATACAACAAATTTCTTACGAAGTCTAACGATGAATTTATTAAACTTAACTTCATCACGACTAATCTCTGTTGAACGACCAATGCTAAAACCTTGTTGCTGTTGCAAACGAGAGATTGGTACATTCAGCGCATGGTATAATTTACCTTGGAAGTATTCAATGTCTTGGATCTCACCGAGATTCTGACCACCTGGAAGTGTAGTGATCTCAGTACCTTTACCACCTTCACGACGTGGCATCCAAAAGTCTTCCATCATTGATAGATGTCTACGATAGTCACGTGTTTCGCCAGTAGTTGCATCATAAACAATCTTGTTACGGAACTTGTTCATAATGTCGTTAACGTATTGTTCAGCTTTTAGTTTAGGTAAGTTACCTACGTCAACATAAAAGATTCTACGTTCAGGTGCACGGCTAATGCGATAGATGACCAATGAATCTTCAATCATCTTCAATTGATTAACTGGCTTGATTGCTTTATGAAGATAAGACATCATCATACCAGTATTGGAATCTACATAACCTGATGGTGCGTAGACTACAGAATCAAAAGCCAATTTAATACCCTGTGTGGTTTGCTCAGTAATTCCTTTATCATTGTAAAGGTAGTATTCTTCTATAGTCTTTACAATATCAACTCCTTTTGGAGTTTTTTCTTTAACTATATTTTTAATCCTACGAACTTTACGTGGATCAATATATCTTAATTCTTGAATGCCCTGTTTCATATCATCAGGGTCAATAAGAATTTGATAATATAATCTTCCATCAATATACCAAGAGCGGAAGATTTCATGTGCTCTATCATTAAAATGTAGTAGCTTTAGAATATTATCAAACTCTTCTTCTATCTTTTTCTTAATGTTAGCTGATACTTTAACTTCATCTAACATAACCTCAATAGGACGCTTTACTTCATCTGCAACAATTGCTTCATTAACAATGTCTTCAATTGCGCCATCACAATCACTATATTGAGATACTTCACGATAACGACGAATTAAATCGTTCTCGTTTTTAATTGTACCCTCGAGATCCATGACCATACCGTAATGCCCACCAGCATTCACACCAGTGTTTATTACGGTTGCGCCATTCTCGACTGGACTCGGAGTAACTACACTTGGTAGAT